CTTAAAAAATTCTCCGGGGGTAATTTCTGTGAGAAGTTTTTGATATTTTTCACCACTTTCCGGCGCTCCATAAGTCAGATCATCCTTTCTTTCAATGTCAGCTCCTTTCGTGATATTAAACCTTCATAAATAACCCGTAGGAGCGTCGGAAAGTGGTGAAGAAGTGCGATATTTCTAAAGATAAGGAGGCAGCATGTATGAAGAAAGTACAGCCAGACAGCACGAAAACTGCCGGAAAGTCAAGGATAAGACCTGCTACCTCTCCGGAAGCGCGGGAAAACCAGATGATATCCTTGGCGATAAGTCTTGCAGAACAGCAGCTTGTTGATGGAACCGCTTCTTCGCAGGTGATAACACATTATCTAAAGCTCGGTTCAATGAAGGAGCGGCTCGAAAGGGAGAAGCTTGAAGAAGAGAACAAGCTGCTTAGAGCGAAAACAGAAGCTCTTGAGTCACAGCGGAGGACCGAAGAGCTTTACGCGGAGGCGCTAAAGGCTATGAAGAGATACAGTGGGGTGAACGAAGATGAAGATTCGGACTTACTCTGAACTATCCTCTCTGAAAACGTTCGCCGAAAGATTTGAGTATCTCAAACTTGACGGCTCGGTCGGGATTGAAACGTTCAGGCGCGACAGATATTTCAATCAGAAGTTCTACGGGTCAAAAGAGTGGCGCCGCATCCGGAACAGCATCATCCTGCGGGACAATGGATGCGATATGGGGCTTCCGGGGTTTGATATTTACGGAAAAGTGCTCATTCATCACATAAATCCCATAACCGTGTCTGATATTGCAGACTACACAGAGTATCTTACTAATCCGGAATTCCTTATCTGTGTATCATTTGATACACACAATGCCATACATTACGGGAGCGCTGATATTTTACAGAAAGCCCCGCCGGAACGCAGACCGAATGATACGTGTCCGTGGAGGAGGTGATTCGATGAGCAGCATACTCACGGATGTGAAAGAATTTATAGGAATAACAGAAGCCGACACGAGCTTTGACAGGCAGATACTTACCTGTATAAACTCGGTCTTTTCTTCTCTGACACAGGTGCTCGCCGACAAGGACGGACATTTTATCGTTTCAGACAGTTCCGCAGAATGGACAGACTACGTTGATGATTACAAGGTTGAATGGATAAGAATGAATGTCTGCATGAATGTAAAGAAAATGTTTGACCCGCCCACAAACGGCACAGTCATGCAGGCTATGAATGAAATCATGTCGGAAACGCAGTGGCGGGCTTACATAGATTCCGACAACGCTGCTGAATAATTTCCGCGTCAATTACATGGGCTTTTATGAGGGAGAAAGTGTTTCCGGGCAATCGGAAACCCAAGTAAGGATTTAAGTGGAGCTACAGCCCAGCCTTGACTTTCTCTTTTCGTTTTTTACAGGAGTTGATTCAAAATGAGTTACAGAGTAGTTTTCAATGATGAACTTTATCATCACGGTATTCTCGGTATGAAATGGGGCGTGAGACGTTATCAGAATGAGGATGGAAGTCTGACCGAAGAGGGAAAGAGAAGATATCTGAATCCGGATGGTACACTGAATGATAAAGGGCGTAAATATTTTGAGGCTCGTTCGCCAGAGAACCTTAAAAAGCGCAGAGAGCGCATTACTGCTGTTGGAAAGTTGGTCGGAGCAGATATAATAGGCACTTTGGTTGCTGTGCCTGTGAGTAAATACGTAATGAAATACGGAATGAAATACGCAATGAAATTGGTGAATAAATATTATGATGCAAAATTGGGATGATTTTTTGGAGTTGATTCAAAATGAGTTACAGAGTAGTTTTCAATGATGAACTTTATCATCACGGTATTCTCGGTATGAAATGGGGCGTGAGACGTTATCAGAATGAGGATGGAAGTCTGACCGAAGAGGGAAAGAGAAGATATCTGAATCCGGATGGTACACTGAATGATAAAGGGCGTAAATATTTTGAGGCTCGTTCGCCAGAGAACCTTAAAAAGCGCAGAAAGCGCATTACTGCCGTTGGAAAGTTGGTCGGAGCAGATATAATCGGATCCACCGGTCTTGCTGCCGGTTCACAAATAGGAACCGCTTTGGCCATTCCGTTTGTAGCTGCCGGATTAAAAGGGAAAGCTTCTCCTGAAGAAGTAGCAACAATAGCAAGAGGTTTAGGCGCTTTGGTTGCTGTGCCTGTTGGTATTGTCGGGGTTAAACACGGAATGAAAATTGGTGAATACGTGGTGAATAAATATTATGATGAGAAATTGGAATGATTTTTTGGAGCTGATCGCTGTTAAGGTCGTAGCTCCCCCATATAAGCTGTGCAGGCTATCATCCGCATCTGGACATATAAGACGCTTCCGATATTTGCCGGTATGGTTACGGGAAGAGTGACAAAGCCCCGAACCCGGTAATAATTCCGGATGTTGTACACTTAGCAATCTGTGCGCTGAGCATAGACTTCGCAGCATGCTGGGCTGAGCCGTGGCGTTTCAAATAATCGTTCGCCATTTTTTCGACAGGAGGACTTATGTGCTCGATTCCTTTCAGCGATTTTTCATACAGTGAATCGAGAAGCTTCATCAAGTCATCCTGAGTTAATTGTTTCATACTGTAACCTCCATAAAACATTTTTACTAATTATACCAAATTCATATTGTTTTGTCAATACCTGAGGTGAAAAAATCAAAATGGCTCTTTCGAATACAGCTGTTCCGAGATACTACGGAGAATTCAGACGACGGGTGATGCGCGGGGACATACCGGTAAACCGTGAGATTGCCATGGAGATGTCCCGTATTGACAGTCTTATAGAAAACCCCAATTTTTACTACGACAGCAACGCTATAGACGGCTGGATAGAATTCTGTAACAGCGAGCTTACACTTACTGACGGTTCTGATCTTGAGCTTCTCGATTCTTTCAAGCTATGGGGCGAGCAGCTTATCGGATGGTATTATTTTATAGACAGAACCGTGTATAAACCGAATCGCAGCGGTCGGGGAGGACATTACATCCGCAAACGTATCAAAAAACGTCTGGTGAATAAGCAGTTTATAATCGTCGCCCGCAGCGGAGCCAAATCGTTATACAGTTCCACATGGCAGAATTATTTTCTGAACGTCGATACATCGACAACAAGAGGAATAGTTACGGCGCCGACAATGAGGCAGTCCAACGAAATACTGCTGCCGATGAAAACGGCTATAACAAGAGCAAGAGGACCGTTCTTTCAGTTTCTTACGGAGGGCTCTATCAACAACACGACAGGCTCGAAAGCCAATCGGGTTAAGTTAGCCTCGACTAAGAAGGGCGTGGAGAATTTCTTTACCGGGTCAATTGTGGAAGTCTATCCGATGAGCATAGATAAGCTTCAGGGATTGAACACAAAATGTGCCACGGTCGATGAATGGCTGTCCTGTGACATACGAGAGGACGTTATCGGCGCTATCGAACAGGGAGCGGCAAAGGTAGACGATTATGTTATCATAGCTACGTCATCTGAAGGAACTGTAAGAAATGGAGCGGGTGACACAATCAAAATGGAGCTTATGAGCATTCTCAAAGGTGAATACATCAATCCACACGTTTCCATATGGTGGTATAAGCTTGATGACATCAATGAGGTTGCTGATCCGGCAATGTGGATAAAGGCAAACCCTAATCTCGGCCGTACAGTTTCCTACGAAACCTATCAGCTTGAGGTCGAAAAGATGGAAAAAGCTCCGGCAAACAGAAACGATATACTGGCTAAGAGGTTTGGGATCCCAATGGAAGGTTACACATATTTCTTTACTTATGAGGAAACACTGCCGCACAAGAAACGGGAGTACTGGCAGATGCCTTGCGCTATGGGCGCGGACTTGTCGCAGGGCGACGATTTCTGTGCGTTTACTTTTATATTTCCTCTTTCGGGAGGAAGTTTCGGAGTGAAGACCAGATGCTATATCACTTCGCTAACACTCAACCGTCTACATGCAGCTATGCGCATTAAATATGAGCAGTTTATGGGTGAAGGAAGCCTTGCCGTTATGGAGGGCACGGTTCTTGACATGATGCAGGTTTATGATGACCTCGATAATTTCATAATCCACAACGATTACGACGTGCGCTGTATCGGTTACGACCCTTACAATGCGAAAGCTTTCGTTGAACGCTGGGGCAGCGAGAACGGTCCGTTCGGTATAGAAAAAGTCATACAAGGTGCGAGAACCGAAAGTGTGCCTCTTGGCGAACTCAAGAAACTGGCAGAAGAAAGAATGCTGTTGTTTGATGAGGAGCTTATGAGTTTTGCTATGCAGAACTGCATAACCCTTGAAGATACTAACGGAAACAGGAAATTATTGAAGAAACGATACGAACAGAAAATAGACCCTGTTGCCGCTATGATGGACGCATATGTTTCTTTCAAAATAAATCGGGAGGTATTTGAATGAAAAACGAACTTCGTCATCACGGTATTAAGGGTCAGCGATGGCATATCAGAAGAGGCCCGCCCTACCCGCTTTCAAGCGAGCAAAAAGAAAGAACGGTTCTTAAAAAAGGCTCCAAGCTCAACAGCATCAGCTTGGAGCCGGATTCGGAAAAATACCGAAAACGTAAAAGATGGATGTACACGTATAATGCAGACGATGAATGGGACTCCAAGGTGTATAAAGGGCCTTTCTCCATGTATACCTCGTGGCTGACAAACAATCATAACGAAGGTGAGAACTACGTATACGAGCATCAGTATGAAACAGTAGAAGATTTGAAAATGCCTACACGCAAAGAACGTATTGACGAATTTATAAAACTATACAAAAATGACCCCTTGCAAACGGCTATGGATTTATATGAATATCAATTAACAGCACCAAATCTTAGTGAAAAAGCTGAGCAGGTTGATTTACGCAATCTGCAAACACCAGAAGAATATGAAGCGGCGTACGAAATACTAAGCCGTGAAATGGAAGTTGGATATGCTTTTACAACAACTAAAAAATATTCAGATATAATGAGTCAAAAATGGGATGCTATGACTGACGATAACAACAAAGATATATACAACAACGTTCGTGATCCTATAATTATATTCCGTACGGAGGAAGCTTTGAAAAAAATAGGAGATGTCCGGATGATTGATTACGAAGAAATGACGAAGAATTATGACGAAGTACGTCTTGAATTATCTAAAGAAGGAAAACGCCCGCTGTTTTAAACTTGAAAATTATTATATCAGCTGATATAATAAGAACAGGAGGCATGATCTTATGAATACGAAAGGCGTTATAGAAAGATACAAAAATATACTGAATGAGGAAGAACTTGCGGGATTAACATTGTTATTGGAACGGCTGTCAAAAGAAGACCCCGAGGCTGATTTCAGCTTTGCGGTATCCCGATACGTTATGTCAAAAATGGCAACTCGTCATGACAATTACAGTATAACCGATTTAAAGAAACTGTCGTCGGAAGAAATTGAAGCATGGCTTGCCAATCATATACCGGATCAGAATTTCAGGGAAGAGTTATACTCCCGGATTCTTCAAGAGAAAGGTAATTAAAAACCGAACGTTATGTCGACTGACCGCCAAATAAATCCGGCGGTCTTTTTTTTATTTACAGGAGTCAATTCAAAATGAGTTATAGAGTAGTTTTCAATGATGAATTGTATCATCACGGTATTCTTGGCATGAAATGGGGCATAAGACGTTATCAGAATGAGGATGGTACGCTTACCGAAGAAGGAAAGAGGAGATATCTGAGAGATCAAGAGAAAGCGAAGCGTCGTGAGTATAAGAAACAACTGCGTGATGCTGCAAAGCGGACATATAAAATGAGCGATAGTGAGCTCATTAGTGCTGTAAACAGGCTACGATTAGAGAAGCAGTTAAAGGATTTGACAGACGAATTAACAACCCCGGGAGCAAAATTTGTTAATAAATTTGAAAATCAAATATCGGGTATTGCAGTCACCGCAATTAGCGGCGGTTTGATATATGCGGGGAAAGTCCTCTTAACGGGCTCTGGGTTTCACGTTAAAGAATTAGCGAAGGGGATGTTTAAATAATGGTTTACAGAGTAGTTTTCGGAAAACGTCCTATATGGGGAGGTCTTCCGAATTATGAAACCACTTTTGGTGATATTACTGTTACCGGGGTTCCTCGATCACTCGGTAAAAAATTTGATCCCAAGGCAGCTAAGCGTGCTAAATTTCGCACGCAATGAATCAGGAGGCGTTTAAATGAATAACACTATAGGCTTTGGCGACCGTCTGAAGCATGCATGGAACGCTTTTCTCGGAAGGGATCCGACAGACTCCTATCACCACATCGGGAGCGGCTATTCGTATCGCCCGGACAGACCTTCTTTTACCAGAGGCAATGAACGTTCGATAATAACGGCTGTCTACAATCGGATAGCGCTTGACGCCTGCACTATGGACATACGTCATGTCCGGCTTAGCGAGGAGAAACGATATCTCGACGACATGGACTCCGGACTGAACTACTGTCTTTCGGAAAGGGCGAACCTCGACCAGACCGGGCGGGCATTTATGCAGGATATTGTAATGTCGATGCTTGATGAGGGTTCAGTGGCGATCATACCAGTAGATACAAGCATAAGTCCTATCACGAACGGTTCGTATGATATTCTGACGATGCGCACTGCCAAGATACTGGAATGGTATCCGAAAGACATCAGGGTGCGCTTATACAACGAGAATACCGGCAGGGAAGAAAACATTATGTTTCCTAAAAGTAAGGCTGCTATAATCGAAAATCCGATGTACGCGGTAATGAATGAACCGAACAGCACCTTGCAGCGGCTGATAAGAAAGCTGAATCTTCTCGATGCGGTCGATGAACAGAGCAGCAGCGGAAAGCTTGACCTCATCATACAGCTTCCATATACCATAAAATCGGAAGCGCGCATGAAGCAGGCTGAAAAACGGCGGCAGGACATAACGGAACAGCTGACAGGCTCGAAATACGGCATTGCCTACACCGATGCCACAGAGCATATAACACAGCTGAACCGTCCTATAGAAAACAATCTGATGTCACAGATAGAGTATCTGACGAACCTGCTTTACGCACAGCTTGGAATAACGCAGGGTGTTCTTGACGGAACGGCGGATGATAATGCGATGACTAATTATTATGTGCGTACCATACAACCCATAGTGACCGCTATTACCGAAGAGATGCGCAGTAAGTTCCTTACGAAAACTGCCCGTTCACAGAGGCAGTCCGTGATGTTCTTCAATGATCCATTCAAGCTCGTTCCCGTTTCTAAACTTCCCGACATTGTAGACAAGTTTACGAGAAACGAAGTAATGACGTCAAATGAATTCAGACAGATAATAGGAATGAAGCCGTCTGATGACCCGAATGCAGATGAGCTGCGCAATAAAAACATAAGCCAGCCGACGGATGAAACTACTCCGCACGAACCGCTTGGCTTTGACAAGGAGGCATTTCAAAATGACAAGCAGCAATGACTGGGATTTTAAAGGCTGGGGAACAAGAGCCAACCTTAAATGCAGTGACGGGCGCACCATAATGGAGAACGCCTTCGCTGATGATGACGGAAAAACAGTTCCGCTTGTATGGGGGCATCAACATGACGACCCGAAAAACGTTCTCGGGCACGCCCTGTTGAAAAACACTAAAGGCGGTGTGCGTGTGACCGCAGTATTCAATGACACGGAGTCCGGTCGGAACGCGAAAGCTCTTGTGCGCAACGGCGATGTGAGCTCGCTGTCGATATACGCAAACAAGCTAAAGCAGTCCGGAGGAAACGTTCTTCACGGCGCCATACGTGAAGTCAGTCTGGTTCTTGCCGGAGCCAATCCCGGGGCTTTCATAGATAATGTAAATCTTGCTCACGCATACAGCGACGAGTATGACGATGGCGAGGCTTATATTTATACCGGAGAACCGATAGAACTGTTTATAGAACACGCAAAAGATGAAAAAGATGAAAAAGAGGAGGAATCAGAAGTGGCACAGTCCGGAAAAGAAAGAACAGTTGGCGACGTATTGGAAACATTCAACGAAGAGCAGAAAAAAGTACTTTACGCTCTTATCGGCGCCGCCATAGAAGAAAAGGGCAGCAACAAAGAGGAGGATGATGGTGAAGTGAAACACAACGTTTTTGACGGGGATGATTACAGTAATTCCCTCGCACACGAGGAAAGAGTAGCCGAAGCTATGAATGTGATCATCGGAGATGCCAAGCGATTCGGCAGCATGAAGGAGAGCTATTTGCAGCACGCCGATGATTTCGGCATTACGAATCTGGAATACCTTTTCCCGGATTTCGAGAATCTTGACAAGACACCGCAGTGGATAAAAAGACCCGATGACTGGGTGTCTGTCGTTATGAACGGCATACATCATACGCCTTTCAGCCGTATCCGTTCGCTGTTTGCCGACATAACCGAGGACGAAGCGAGAGCGAAAGGTTATATAAAGGGCAATCTCAAGAAAGAGGAAGTATTCTCGCTGCTCAAGAGAGAAACTACCCCGACTACCGTATACAAGAAGCAGAAGTTCCACAGAGATGATATTGTAGATATTACAACCATTGAGGTCATCAACTGGGTGAAGACCGAAATGAGAATGATGCTCAACGAGGAACTTGCCCGCGCTTATCTTGTTGGCGACGGCAGGCTTTCTTCCTCCGATGATAAGATAAATGAACTAAACATCCGTCCTATCTGGACAGACGACGACCTCTTTACTATAAAGTATAAGGTCAACATAGCTGCCGGCGCTACAGAGTCCGAAAAGGCAAAAGCTATGATAAGAGCTGCTGTAAAGTCCAGAAAAGATTACAGAGGCTCCGGAAACCCCGTTCTCTTTACCACCGATGACTGGCTTACGGACATGCTGCTGCTCGAAGACACAACCGGTCGTATTATTTACGACTCGGAGGCTAAGGTCGCTACTGCTATGCGCGTAAGCAAGATAGTTACGGTTCCTGTAATGGAGAACCTCACAAGAACGGTTACGGAAGGCGGCTCCAGCAAGACAAGACATCTTATGGGCATTATCGTGAACCTTGCAGATTACAATGTCGGCGCCGACAAGGGCGGAGCTATCGGCATGTTTGATGATTTCGACATCGACTACAACATGCAGAAGTATCTGATCGAAACAAGATGCTCCGGAGCGCTTACAAAGCCCTACTCCGCAATAGCTCTTGAATATGAGAGCACCTGACTGACGGGAGGAATTCAAAATGGGTAAATGGTTCGGAAAGATAGGCTGCTCGAAAACCGTGGAAACGGCTCCCGGGGTATGGTCGGAAAGATACGAGGAGCGGGAATATTACGGAGATATTCTAAGACGTTCGCGTCAGTACCCGTCTGCGGAAAATCTTAACGATAATGTGAGCATTTCCAACCAGATAAGCGTTATCGCCGATCCGTTTGCTCTTGAAAATTTTCCGTACATGAAATACCTGTATCTGGGCGGTGTGAAATGGACGATAAGCAATATCGAAATGCAGTACCCGAGACTGATATTTACTCTTGGAGGTGTGTATAATGCCGAAACCGAGAACTGACCTGCAAATGCTTCTTGAGAATGCTCTCGGAAGCAGGCATGTATATTTTCAGCCGCCCGAAACTGTGAAAATGTCATATCCGGCGATAGTATATGGTCTGGCAAAGATGGACGGGATTCATGCCGACAACCTGACCTACGTCGGTCTCAAGGCTTATCAGGTTACTGTTATTGACAAAGATCCTGACAGTGCTCTTCCGGACAGGATATCGGAGCTTCCGTACTGCCGGTTTGACCGGTATTTCACAGCGGACAAGCTTAATCACTACGTATTCACATTATATTTTTAAAAATTATAGGAGGTTTGCAGTATGGCTGCTATAGAATGGGATAAAACAGGAGAAAGAATTGTTGAAGCCGGCGTCGATCACGGTGTTTATTATGACCTTACAAACGAGGGCACATATACGAATGGTGTGGCATGGAACGGACTTACCGGTGTTAATGAAAATCCCGAGGGCGGAGAGCCCAATGATCTCTGGGCGGACAACATAAAGTACTGCTCGCTCATGGGTACCGAAACATTCGGATTCAGTATCACCGCTTACACTTATCCGACTGAATTTGAGAAATCCGACGGAAGCATACAAATTGCCCCCGGTGTGTATGCGGGTCAGCAGAACAGAGCGCCGTTCGGATTCTGTTACAGGTCGCTGATCGGAAACGATACGGAAGACTTAAACCACGGATATACTCTTCATCTCTGCTACGGATGCAAGGCTTCACCTTCCGGAAAGGACAGAAGCACTGTCAATGACTCGCCTGATGCCATTGAATTCAGCTGGGATGTTGACACAACACCGGTCCAGATCACCACAAAGATCAACGATAAGGTTCTGAAGCCCACTTCACATCTTGTAATCAGATCGACCGACGTTACTGATGGAAAGCTCAAGGCTCTTGAGGATATACTTTACGGCGGAGAAAGTGCAACGCCCAGAATGCCGCTTCCCGACGAAGTCATAACACTTCTCGGCGCTTGATATTTATTCGTGAAAAGGAGTTGGCGTACATGATAACCGAAACAATAACGTATACAGACTACAACGGAACAAGCCGCACAGAGGACTTTATGTTCAATCTGACGCAGGCGGAGGCAATGGAGATGGAGATGTCGGTTGACGGCGGACTCACAGCGATGCTTAATAAAATTGTCGCCGCGCAGGATGCTCCGACGATCATGAAAATATTCAAGGATATGATCTTCAGATCTTACGGTGAAAAATCACCGGACGGAAGAAGATTCATCAAGAGCGAAGACATCAGCAAGGCATTTTCGGAAACGGAAGCATACAATCAGCTGTTTATGAAGCTGGTGACGGATGCGGATTATGCCGGAAAATTCATAGCCGGTGTTACCGGAACCAAAGTTTCCGACATAAAAAAGAAAAGCGAGTCGATGAATAAGCAGATAGATGCTCTTGTAAATCTGTCTGAAGACGTCAATAATTCATAAAAAAAACAAGGGGGATGAGAATGATGCTCGAAATAACGATACCCGCAGGCGAACTGTGGAACGAAGCAAAAAGCGAATTCATACATACGGATGAACAGACTCTTATACTTGAGCATTCGCTCGTCTCCCTTTCAAAATGGGAATCAAAGCACTGCAAGCCGTTTCTGTCTGACAAGCCGAAAACGCTTGAAGAGGATATAGATTACATAAGGTGCATGACTCTGAACGCCGTGAGAAGTCCCGACTGCTATTACAACATGACCCGGGAAACTATTTCCGGAATACACGAATACATGGAGGCTCCGATGACAGCCACATGGTTCTCCAACAGCAAAACGCAGCCAAAAAGCAGAGAAGTGATAACTGCCGAGAGGATATACTACTGGATGACGGTACTGAACATACCGTTCAGCTGTGAAACGTGGCATCTCAACAGGCTGTTTACACTCATCAGAGTATGCAGCGAGGAGCAGAAGCCTAAAAAAGATTTAAAGGCAAAAGACCTTTACAAGCGGAATTCGGCGCTCAACGCCGCGCGCAAGAGAAAACTCGGAACTCACGGATAGAGGTGCGGCATGATTACTTTCAGGCACAAAGGCGATTTTTCAAAAACAACCCGATTTCTGATAAAAGCCGAAAAGGGCATAGACTTCGGTGTCATTGATGAATATGGAAAAAAAATCGTGGAAGCCCTTAGAGAATATACGCCTAAAAGAACAGGTAAAACATCCGAATCTTGGTACTATGAGGTCAAGCGCACGAAGAGCGGCGCTTCTCTTATGTTCCGCAATTCGAATATTCAAAATGGAGAAAACGTCGCTATACTTATTCGTTACGGGCACGGAACCGGAAGCGGAGGGTATGTGCAGGGTGTTGATTATATAAGCCCCGCTCTGCGCCCAGTGTTTGAAGAGCTGGCGGACAGATTGTGGAAAGAGGTAAACGGAAGATGAGTACGAATTCTGAAGTCGACAGCAGAGTTTTGGAAATGGTTTTTGATAACGGCAAGTTTAACAAAAACGTTGACGAAACCATATCAACAATAAATAAGTTAAAAGATAGTTTATTTTTCAACGAAAGTGAAGAAAACATTGAGCGTTTCAGAAACAACGCATGTGACGCTTTTGACAAAATAACAGTTGAAATATCCGCTTTAGATATAGCTATTGCAACTCATGTATCTAACATGGTTACTCATTTGGAAAATGCAGCAACGGCATTTGTCAAATCGCTGTCTGTCGATAATATATCGTCGGGGTGGTCTAAATTTGCGGACAAAACAACAGCAGTCGGTACTCTTATAACACAAGGATACGATATTGAAACTGTTACCGAACAGCTTGAAAAATTGAATTGGTATACTGACGAAACCAGTTATAATTTCACAGATATGGTTTCTAACATTTCTAAATTTACAGCAGCTGGACGAAATCTTGAAGATTCTGTAACTGCCATGATGGGTATTGCGAACTGGGCGGCCGCGTCGGGTCAGAACGCTTCTGTAGCAAGCAGAGCCATGTATCAGCTTTCCCAAGCTATGGGCGCCGGATACATGCGGGCGCTGGACTGGCGTTCGGTTGAAACCTATAACATGACCAACGTTGAATTCAAGAAAAAAGCTCTCGAATCGGCTGTTTATTTAGGGACGCTTAAAAAAAACGCAGACGGCACGTATCAGTCTCTTGTTGCGTTGGATAAAGCTGGAAAAGAAGCATTTACAATATCGCAATTTGCAGACAGTCTTACAAGAGGTCGCTGGTTCACCTCCGACGTTATGATAGAAACCTATAAAAGATATGGTGCCGCAGTCGATCCTTTGTATGATTATTACAAAGAAACCGGTAACACAGCGAGTCAGGGTTTTGCGGATTTAGAGGGACAAATAGACGGTTTTGGAAAAAAAGTGTTTCTTGCCGCACAGGAAGCAAGGACATTTGCTGATGTAATCAACTCCGTTAAAGATGCCGTATCGACGGGATGGTCTACGACTTTTGAAAACATCTTTGGAAATTATGAGCAGGCAACGAATTTCTGGACAACTCTTGCCAATGAATTATACGATGTATTTGCTGAAAGTGGTAACGAAAGAAATTCCATACTTTCCGACTGGAACGAACTCGGCGGAAGGATGGACCTTTTACAATCTTTCTGGAACATTTTTCACAATCTTGTGAATATTATCGATGCTGTAAAAGAAGGTTTTTATGATATTTTCCCTCAATCCACAGCCGACAATCTGCACACAATAACATCCGATTTGAAAAAATTAACAGAAAATTTGTATCTAAGCGACATACATTTAGAAGTAGTAAAAAGTATATTTAAGGGTTTATTTTCATTGCTTGATTATGGAAAAAACATATTCTCTGCGGTTGCTAATGGTGCGAAGCCACTGCTTCAAATTCTTAAGACGTTTGCTTTTTTCATAGAAGCTGTTGCTTATAAATTAAGCAGTATGGTATATTCTTTTGCATCTTCTTATGAAAGCATGAAGACGTTTCAGATAATAACGTCAAAAGTATCTGAAATAATATATACGTTAATTGGTGTGTTAAGCAAAATACCGTTGCTTACAATCATTGCACCCCTTCAAAAAGTTAAAAATCTAATTTCGGAGCTTTTTCAGAAAACGAAAAATGTTCAACCTCTAATTGTTAGTCTGTTTGATTTGTTTAGCGGCGGAATTCATATAGTGTCAGAATTTGCGAAGGTTTTGTCGCCGTTGACAGCTCTGGTAAGTGAGACTCTGTCCAATATCGGTCATACGCTAAAAAATGCAGATATTTATGAGATAATGGATCTGATTTACACCGGAGGATTATCTTATGCAGTAGTTTCAGGATTAAAGAAGTTGATTGAAACTGTTAAGGTTCCAACAATGTTAATTATTGAAGCTGTTACGGGTTTCTTAGACAGTATTTCGGAAGCAATTATCAATTTTAACATGAAAGCAAAAACCGAATTTTTCAGGGATCTGGCAATATCTCTGTCTTTAATAGCAGCGTCATTGCTTATTTTATCATCTATACCAGCAAATAATTTGGCGAACGCTTTGGGAGTCGTCACCGCTGAGATTGCAGAAATCATCGGTTCGGTGATCATCCTCACAAAAATAATGACTCCTCTCGACATTATGGCAAGCTTATCTATAAATCAGCTGCTGATGGGTATAGCGGGGTCGGTGCTGATATTAGCAGCATCTCTAAAGGCACTTGCTAAATTGGATACGACTTCTCTTGTGCAAGGACTTGTAGGTATAGGAGTTTTAATTGTTGCCATAGTCAAAGCTTTTTCATACATATCCGATTACGTTTCCAAGTCAACGTTCATGATAAAGGATCTGCGTGGATTAACTAATATGGGACTTAGTATGATGATGTTTGCGGCAGCCGTTCTCATATTAACAAAGTCCGTAAAACGTTTGGGAGAAATGAACGTTGTAAACTTGACCAAGGGGTTACTCGCTGTAATGGCGTCAATCATAATTGTCGTAACGGCGTTTAAACATCTGATACTATATACTTCTGGTACGAGCGGTGTCGCTTTGGTCGGAGTTGCAATTGCAATGTTGGCGCTTTCCACAGGATTGCTTATATTGAGCGATGCTATAAAACGATTCAGCGACCTTAATCCGGGTCAGGCTCTTCAAGGGTTGCTGGCGGTGGCCGTCCTTCTTTCCGGAATATATCTGTTTTCCAAATACACGTCACCGTATGCCGGAAATGCCATATTAACCTCAACGGCACTAATAATGCTTGCCGCAGCCATGAACGTTCTTGCAGCTTCTGTAGTCGTTTTCGGATCTCTTGGTCTCCCCGAGTGGGGAAAGGGATTAGGAGCAGTAGTTATATTACTTACGTCATTAGCTGTTGCTCTCAATTTTATGACTGGAACGCTCGCTGGTTCGGCCGCTATACTCGTTGCGGCAGCGGCTATCTCGGTGCTTGCTCCGGCGTTGGTACTCATCAGTACTATTACAAATGTGGGGAAAACTTTACTCATCATAGCCGGAACTATAACAGCGCTCGCAGCCGCCGCTTATTTTGCGGCACCGATAGTTCCTATTATGATTAGTCTGGCCGGTGCATTTGCTTTATTCGGCGTCGGGATGCTGGCTATCGGAACCGGTGTCGGCGCACTCGCCGCAGGGTTGGCTTCTTTTGTGTTGACGCTTAGATTGACGGGCAGAACAATACTGGATATTTTGCCGGCTATGTTTGATTCGGCGGAAAAAATTATGGCATCAGCGTTGAAGTTCATAGGGGATACTTTGGCTGGCATAGCGGAAGTTATGATGGTTTCAGGTACCCGAATAGTAAAGGTTGTAAGTGATAATCTTCCAGTCTTTTTAGATTTTATAGACCGTATAATGATAACCTTTTTGGAACATGCAAACACTACAGCGCCACTGATAGCAGAATTACTGGGGGCAATAATACTTAAGCTACTCAAAGGTATTGTATTGATAATTCCAGAGGCTGTAAACATTCTTTTTGAGCTGATAATAGTTCTTTGTTATGCTTTGGGCGACGCGGTTGTAAACAACATAGATCGTTTGATCGAGTCGCTTGTATATTTAGGCGATTCGCTGTGGATAGCACTGATGAGCGCTTTGGGATTTGACAAGAACGATGTCAGAAGCTGGCTCGATCTCGGAAGAAAAATGATCAGTGATTTTTTCGACGGATTAGGGCTCGGCTTTACAGAAGGATGGGATAATTTTGTAAAAAATTACAGCGATGGCTTGAACGAAATGCTTGAATTTTTCGGATTCGGTACATCTTCTTCGGAAGGAGCAGGACCTCTAAGAGATTCGGCGGAAGAAGCTTCAGACGATATTTCAGAAGGTGCGGGACGTCTAAGAGATTCGGCGGAAGAAGCTTCAGACGATATTTCAGAAGGTGCGGGACGTCTAAGAGATTCGGCGGAAGAAGCTTCAGACGATATTTCAGAAGGTGCGGGACGTCTTAAAACTGTAGGAGAATACATTACGGTTTCATCAAAAGAAGCTTCAGATGATATTTCGGAAGGAGCAGGACATCTAAGAGATTCGGCGGAAGAAGCTTCGGATGATATTTCAGAAGGTGCGGGACGTCTTAAAACTGTAGGAGAATACATTACGGTTTCATCAAAAGAAGCTTCAGATGATATTTCGGAAGGAGCAGGACATCTAAGAGATTCGGCGGAAGAAGCCGTTGACGGGTTTTCGGATAAAAAAACGGGTCTTCTTTCTAAACTGGGTGAATTCAAAGATAAGATAAAAGGTATATTCATTGGTGATACCGACGGCAACCCTGTCGATTGGGGTAAAAGTATCGTAGAAAAATATTTCAGCGGTATGTCTGAAGCTGCGGATAAAAAATATGCCGATGCCCAGAAAAAAGCAGCACTAACCAGAGCAGCGGCAATGGGTGTTCTTAACGAGAAGGATCAGTACTATTTGGAGCATTCAGATTCCTTGAACCCCGACGACTCGACATCCGGTATTTTGGCGTCGCTGATGGGAGGCGGAACAAAAACCATCGAAGAATACACCGAAGAGCTCAACAGGGTCAATGATACTTCTGAAGACACAAACCAGACACTCGGCGATCAGGCGGACGCCGGAGAAGAGGCTGCCGCAAAATGGGAAGAACTATCCAAGCGTGTAAGTGAGGCTAAGTCAGCTTATGACAAGATATACAACGCTTGGCAGGAAGGGTACATCTCTTACGAGGAGTACCAGAAGCTATATGCAGACCTTCTGAAGGAATACTCTGACGTTCGCCCGTATCTCGAAAAGTACGTGAACGAAAAGCTCGAAAAGCTGCGGAAAGATGCTTATGACAAGGAGCTCAAGGAAGCTAAAGAGCATTACGATGAGCTTTACGACCTCTGGCAGAACGGCGATATAGACCGTGCCGAATACGAAAAACGGTATGCCGATCTGGTTTCAAAATACGCTCTCGTGCGAGTCGATCTGGAGCAGTATGTGAACGAAAAGCTCGAAAAGCTGCATGAACAGAACGTCAAGGACGCCAAGGAAGCATACGATGATATTCTCGAACGGTACAAGGACGGGACAATCAAGCGCGAGGAATACGAGAAGGAGTTCACCGAACTGCTTGCAAAATATGTTGATGAACAGGTCGACATAACGGAATACGCCTATGAGCAGATAACCTCCTATACAGAGTCATCGCTCGAGACGATAACCAAGGCTTACGAAGACACTTTGTCTGATATTCAGGACAGCGCCGATGACCTTGCGAAAAGTCTACGTTCGGGCATGGGTGATGCATTCGAATTCATAACGGCGGCGGATGCAAAGGCTCCGGTGGAGGAGCTCAAATCTGCTTACACCGACGCCATAAATGATATTTACTCGGATCAGAACAGCTTTGCTGAAAAGATGGGCACGAGCTTTGAGGATTCCTTTGAGTTCAAGACCAACAAGGATGTTTACGACGAAACGGTCAATGACTACAGCGACCGGATAGACAAGCTCAACGAAAAGCTTGAGAAGTCGAACGAAGTCTACGGTGAGAACAGCCTCCAGTCGCAGTATTACCGCCGTGAGATAGACAAGCTCACGAAAAGTCTTGAGAAATACAAGCAGGAATACGCCGATTCCGGCAAGGAAGACGACGAAATAGCAGAAGTGTCGTTCGGTGAAAAGCTGAAAAAAGATACCGAGGAGCTTAAAGACTACAACGAAAAGATAGGAAAGCTCGTCGACCGTGGAGTAGATACTGATATTCTCGACAAGATACGAGAAATGGACAGAAAAACGGGTCTGGCTACAATCGAGTATCTTCTTGGTCTTGGTGACAGCGAGTACAAGAACACGATAGACCTATGGCGTGAGAATCAGCGGCAGGCGGCGGAAGCAGCCGGAACAGCCTACGCACAGGACACGGCAGATATGAACAACGCTTTCATGAAGGGCTATCTGTCATGGCGTAAAGAGTCGGAATACGGCGATGTTTCAAATCTGCCGGACGACACCTATGTCGGCGCGAACCTTAAAGCCGAGTTTGATAAGGAAACCGCAGAGCTGGAAGAATACACCAACCTCTTCAAGGTCATGGAGAAGAGGGGGTATTTCAATCCCGATACCTACGCGGGAGAAGAGTTCCGGAATTATCTGCTCCAGCTTCCACGTCAGCAGGCTGTGATCCTCATGAAGGAAATGAGCAAATGGAAGAAGTCTGAACGGGATGACTTCATGGAATCATTCGGAGCCATGGTCGAGGCTTCAAACGATGCCGCCGACACCGCTTACCGTGGTGAGATACGGGACGCGACTCAACAGTACGAAACCGACGTAACCGAACTTATAGATGAATTGCCCGATTCCGCAAAGGAAGCCGGAAAGAAGTGTGTCCTCAATCTGGCGGAGGGCTTTTCGGAGGGGACGGAAGAATCCCTGCTAAAGATAAATTCCTCTATAGATGAACTGACGGCTTCGATAGAAGACAGTGTGGGTGTTTCGGAGCTTAGCAACAACGCCAAGCTTGCTGGAAAGCTCGTGGATGTCGGAACACAGCTTAAAGACGGCTTCGTGGATTCGTTCAATCTGTCCGATGCCGAAATATTCAAAATGGGGTCTGATATTCTCAATGCTATCGACATTGTAAGTAAACAGACCGACGGGCGGCTTACGATAACCCCGGTTCTCGACATGAGCGCCATAAACTCACAGGCTGCGGCGGTCGGCGGAACCGTACAGTCAGCCGCTGTATCTGCGGGTCTGGCTTCAGACATAAGCACTTCGGAAACCATACGTGTTGAGCAGAACGCGGCTTCATACAGCAGCCTGCAATATGCTCTGACCGAAACCAACGGATTGCTGCGGGAGATAAGAGCCTCCGCGTCTGATATTTACCTTGGTGTGGGCAGGAATACAAGTTCAATAGTGACCGCTATAGACGAGAAACGGCTCATACTCGATGCTAACTCGCTTGCGAGCGGGCTGGCGGCTCCTCTTAACCTTACCATAGGCAGACTTATAGCGCAGAAAGGACGTGCATGATATGTATGATATGTATGATATTTCATTCAACGGCGTCCATTCGTGGAATGACCTGTATCTTATACCTCTTGAACGCCCAGTGATCCCTCCCCCGGAAGTAAAGACCAACCTTGTTGATATTCCCGGCGGAAACGGAAGCATTGACCTTACGAACGCACTTACGGGTGAGCCGTGCTACAAAGACCGCACGGGTTCCATAGAGTTTATGGTCGTCCGGAAAAACATGGATCTGGAAGTATACAAAGAAACCACGGGGCAGATGATAAGACCTGATCTTTCCGCGCTTAACGCTGAAGTACGCTACGATCCGTGGACTCCGGATCACCCCGGAGATCCCAGCGTGGCTCCAATGTACTGGGTGGTTCGTTATCGGGAAATAATGGAAAGCATACATGGGGTGAGCGGGCCTATGATATACAGTGAAGACCCGTCATGTTTTTACAAAGGTCGCTTTTCGGTAAGTGACTGGAAAACCGGGGACACTTACTCAACAGTTTCCGTAAATTTTATAGCCTCGCCTTTCCGGTACAGCACCGACCATCTCGGATTATACGGATTACCGGAGCTCGAACAATATGGGGTGTTATGATGTACAGGATATACATTGATAACGACATGAGTTCGGAAACATACAGTACAGAATTATTATATTCTCCAGACCGAACCGAACTTGCCGACGGTCATGCGGTTTACGACATTTCAATAGACAAGGAGCTCAATTCGGCGGGCAGCGCGAAATTCACTGTTCCGGTGTCAAACAAAAAATACGGGGACATAGAAGTGCTGCGTACAATGGTGTTCGCTTACTGGGATGCCAGTCTTATCTGGGTAGGACGTGTTCTAAGCATCACTTATGATATTTACCGGAACAAGATGGTCAGCTGCGAGGGCTGTCTGGCGTTTCTGAATGATATTTACATCAAACCGTTTCTGTACGGCGGAGCTTCAACGACGAGAACACTCTCGCAGCACTTCTCGAACATCATAGCTATCTACAACAATCGCTGTTCGCAGAAACGGGTGTTTTCAAGCATAAGCACAGACTTTCCGGACGAGTTTCTGTCGTCCGACACTTACAAGGTTTCGGGAGTCACATCCTACAAGACCGTTAAGGAGGAGCTGGAAAACCTGCTTAGCGTGAACAGCTCTGTGGCGATGTCTGTCGTCTATGAGGGGCTTGGAATGCCGACACTGATATTTGCGAAAACACCATTCCGGACAGTACGCAATCTCATAAAATTCGGGAGAAACCTGCTCGACTTCAACTACGACAATGACGGCAGCGGCATCTTCACGTCGGTAATACCTCTCGGCGATGACAACATTGTTATAGACGATGAAAACTACGCTGTACAGAGTTCCTCGCTTGTCCAGAAATACGGTGTTATCGAGCGAACTGTGCAGCTCGACGGGGTTAAAGACAGGACATATTTGCAGGAAGCCGGCGAGAGCATAATGAACGCCGCCGCTCTGGGGGATCATCCCGACATCACTATAAAGGCGGTCGACCTGTGCTGGATAGACCCGACATCGGCGCCGGAATTTATAGAGGTCGGGGATGCGGTTCCTATAGAAAACCCTTTGTTTGAGATCAACCATTACTATCTCTGCACGAAAATCTCCTTTGACTTCGAGAATCCGGCGGACACCTCCTACACGTTCTCTTACACCGGAGAGGCCATTCCGTCACACGACGAATACAAACCGCCGCCGGAACACGAGGTCACATCCCCGGCATACATGAAAGAGGAAAGCTCATTGTCGAACTATGTTCTCAACACCGAAAAGAGCATTGCAGCAACAGAACAGGCTGATGTCCAGCGCCCCGACAGCATATCTGTATCGTCCAACGAAGTGACCATATCCTATCCCGGGTACGAGGTGACGTATCAGGCGGACGGAACGGGCAGCAGCAGGAGCAATGTCCGGTCGTCAGTGAGTGTGGAGGAATGATATGAAACGGAAGATAACTCAAATTTTCAAAATGAATCCGGACAGCCGCACCGATTTCATGACTCCCGAAACTGCTGTGGCTATGATGCTGGCGGCGGGCGGTTCGCGCCCGGACTCACTTGTCTACACTGACAGCGACCCGGCTTACACGCCTCCGGAAACGGTGCTTTCAGGGGAAACATTTGACACAATAACAGAGGTATATTCCGACGAAAGAATCGTTTACGGCGTCGGGGTCACCGGCAAGGGCACATCCTCCGAAACCGTGACAAGGCTGATATTTCCCGACGGGTTCTACACGACCCTTGTCGGCTGGACGGTGTGATATTTATGAACTGCAAGGATTTCAGATGGCATGTCCGCAACGCTCTTATAAAGCAGAAGTATTTTTATATTCCAAGACTGCGGCATGAGCAGTCGGCTGCGGTGTATCTTAAATTCAACTACGACACCGGCGGGGACATTTATATTTCGGAGGTCAGATTGGTCTACTATACATATCAGCTTGTCCACGATTTTATCTACGACGAGAGCGGGGCAATAGCCGGGGTAAAGACTGACGAATACCCGAAAGGGTACGCCTTTGAAACTGACCTTGAATGGCGCTTTCCTGTGCCTGACCCATCACAGTGGGAGATCTATCCCGTGCCCGACCTTACACAGTATGATATTTCGGTGCCCGGAGGGACTGTGACTAAACGGAGTCAGAGCGCCGTTGATATAACATTTTTACAGCCGCAGACACTCGCAGAGATACGTGGTTTGCCTGCGGGGATATACAACGTGTCCCCTACGATGCCGGAATCGGTAAGGAGCTGGTCATATTATCCGGACTATTATAACGGTTATGACAACATAAGAAAGCCTGATCATTCCGTGGGTCTTGGCATGATAGACAAAAACGGGCTGTTCTCGGGGTATCATTCGGCTTCGGTCAGCGACGCTCTTGGCAACGGATACGCTATGAGCTGTGCGACAGTGAAATTTACGGGCAATGTTATGCCGATTGTGGGGGAGAGTATACCCAACATCCGCTGGGTGATCTGCTGGATCGATGTCCCCGGGTTTACGGGCGTGAAAATGCAGACGAGTTTCATGAGAAACCCTACATATTACGTCTTTAGAAAACCAGACGGGAGCGATGCCAATCATGTTTGCCGAGGGCTTGACTTTGTTAGTAATTACACCACAGGCGGAAAGCTGCTCGGAGCTAAGATATACGACGAGGGCGACTATAAAGGAACAATCGGGCTCGGAAATATAGGGTCTGGGCATACGGATGCCCGCACCACGAGTATTGAGATCGACCGGGTAATCAATTGGGGTGTCACAGATATAAAGCTCGGCTCCGGCGATGTTCCTGCATACAACTGGGTCTCGTCTATATCCCTCGACCGTCAAAGACAAGGTCGGTCACACACAGGCAGCTATTATCTCGATTTTACAGAGTCGGATATTGCTGCGGCAACAGTGGGTGGCAGAAATACTATTGAAGAGTGGGCTGACGGGTGCTCGAAAATACAACATAACGATATGTGGGGGTTTGCCAGGGATAACCCGGACGACTACAGCGGCTACCCATTCCAACTGGGTGATCTTATATATGAGGACAATTATTACAACGAATCTCGGCGTAGTCTGAAAAGTGCTTCAAAATCAGGGTCGAGCATACAGGTAGTCAAGGGCAGTACGTCAA